AATATTTGAATTAAAAGCCGCCTGCTGTGTTGGATTGAACGCCGCAACGTCAGGCCCATAAAATGGCATATAACCAATTTTTTGGGCTTGCTCAGCTCTAGCAATGTTTCTCTCGGCTGGAGCTTGAACCCAAGCTGGTATGCTACTAGTTGTTGTTTGTTTTCCGCCTTTACCACCGCCGCTCATTTATATCTCCCTTTTAAGCGTTGTAAACTCGAACTCCCATCCAAGTTTATTTAATACTTTTTCCCAGCCCTTACGACCGGCTATTGTTAATGAAGAGCATCCGTTTGCCTTGGCAAACTCAGCAAATGGCTCGTTTAAGGCTGTAATTTGTTCAAGCCTACCACCAGCTAGAAAAACGTGAAACACTTTTTTACGCGGATACTCAATGATTTCAGTAATACAGCAGCCATCATCAAGAGGCCAAAATTGGTACCTATAGCTAAGAACACCAAGAACAATATCATCGAAAGTATGTGTATCACCGCTATAAGCGAGAGCGTCATCAATATACTTCCTGCATTCGACCAGCTTTTCAGTAACATTCATGGCACATATAGTTCCGCCACAGATAGCGTTACAGATGGCGATGCTGGGCAAAATGCGGTTGCCGCAGTCGTTGATAAAGATCCACTTGTGCTATCTACGGCAAACATTGATTGCAAATAATCGTTGGCATTTACATCAAAAACGCCAGATCTACTTATTATTTTCTTTTGCCCATTGTTGTGCAACGTAGTCACCATCGTTGAGTTAGGCAAATTGACGCCGTTAACTCGAGGCCAGAAATAGAACGTCACCGTGCTGGCTGAATTTGAAGTAATTTCAGCGCTAAAATTTAATCGATATATGCCAGACTTTTCAAACACAATCTTGCTCGCATCAGTGCCGTCAATCGAAACATTGTGCGATGATGCGCTTGTATCAAACGTTAACGCAGTAGCTGTATTAATGCTTGCCGCAGTTTGATTGGTAAAGTCTGCAAAATATCCGTATGAGTTCTCACCATATGGAATAGGCTGAAACGCACCATCTGTTGAGACAACCATATGATTTATTGATGCGTCCCAGAGCATAATGCCATCTTCAGACGCAGAATCGCCAGTTAATTTAAAGTCTAGCTTATTCTTTGTTCTAGCTAAAAAATTGTTAAGGCGCTCAGCCCATTCTCGCCAACTGCCGCCTAATGGTGGAGGGCCGCTCAACGTTTACCTCCAGCCTTGGCCTCAATTCGCATCGTGCCAACTCGCCAATCATTATTGACCGTAGTTTCAACTCTCATCCTTACCTGTCTACCACTAAATCTAACGTTTGTTGGATTAGTCATTGAAAATGATCCAAACTCGCTTTCTGTGCCGTTAGGATAAAACCGAGTTTTAAATTTGGCATTTACGTTGCCCTGAGTTAACTCATCTGGAATTAAATCAGTGACGTGCATAATTTGATCTCCAGCACCAAGACTTATTGGGCCAGATTCAACAAATTGCGTTGCGCCGTCATGATTAAATCCATATTCTTGAAAATACAAATCACCATCAGGGCCGGCCCACAATGGATATCTTAAAATTCCAGTATCAATTGCAGCCGTCCGAGGCAGCTCGCCAATCATCCATATATTGTCTTTGTAGTCATACGATACATATCGATCATTTTCTAAAGATCCCTCACTGGGATAAAACCACCAAACTTCTGAAAAGCGGCTGTTATGCGTTGCATATACTTTACTGATTTGGTTTGTGTTTATGTCTCGGAATATATGATCGCTAACTTCGCAGTTAAGTTCTTTTACGATTGATCCATCAAAGAAAAAGAATCCTTTTTGGCCCATCCAGAATGCGGCTTGGTCAACCGCTACCAATGACTTTGGAGAATCAGTGCCGCAGGCAGAGCCAACGCGCTCAAATCCGTATACATACGGCGGCCCTTGATAAGTAGCCAAATGAGCGTCAACGTCAGTGACTATTAAAGTCCTGCCTCTAATCCTAATTGCAGACCTAATCGTTCCAGATGTTTGCAATTCAATGTCACCAGCCTCATTAGTTGCCGCAGGAGTCCATGATGTTATATTTTCTTTGTCGCACCACTGTATTTTACGAGGATTGCCGCCAGCGCCAAGGGCAAATAAAAAGCGCTCCTCGGTAACAATTAATGATTCATTATTTGTAGGCGCATTAGCTACTGGTGCCGCAGGCGTCCCTGATCCATTACTAATATCCCAAATATGCAACTTTCTATCATCAGTAGAACATCCAACCAGATCCTCACCAAAGTTATCAAGCGCCCAAGTTGTTGCGGTCAACCAAATAGCGCTCGGAGTTCTTGGTGTACTGTATGATCCTGTGTTGTAGTAACTGCCGCCGTATCCAGTGTTTTGCGTAGCATCTTCTCGCCCTGCGGTAAACGATGTTGGCGTGATATCAGCCACAGTGCCTGATGCATTAATATAATAAAGTTTGTTGTAGGTTCCTACCACGATATTGTTTGCACTGCCTAAGTCACGCCAACCATGCATCCCTCTAGGGGCGGCATCTATCCCAGATGTAACAAAACTTGTCCAACCACCAACTGGACGCATACTGCCCTCAGACCAACGTATTAAACTTGCGTCACGCCATCTGTTTGATTGCTCGAACTCTGTGCCGTTCTTGTAAACGCCCGGCGGTAACTTTATTGGAATTAACGCCATTTACAATCCCTCAGCTTTCCATTTTTTGATTGGACATTCTGCATTTTTTATTCTAGCTTTTAAATAAATAACGCACCCGCATTTGTTGCAAACATTAACGCCTAACGCTGTTGTTTTATGTTCGCAAGAATTGCACAAATTAATTCTATTTTCTACGAATTTTCCCATTTTCCCTCTGGGCAAAATTGGTCAATCATTCTGGCCTTCATAAAAGTAACGCATCCACAGGCATTGCAGAAATCTTGAGCCGGATCTTTTGATGGGCAAGTCTTACAAACTGCTAACCTAGCGTCTTGTATTTCTTGTGAGGCTAAATATTCTTCTTCTAAAGACATTATCTAATCCTTATGGCTATTTTTGAGTTACCTGTATAGTATGGGCTGTTGCTTTGATTTGATCCTGATCCTTGATATGTTGCGCTTCCAGCACCAGCAGCAGATCCAACAAATCCAGATCCACCTCCTGATCCAGCGCTAGAACATGGCGGATTAGTTGAGCTTCCTCCGGGATAGTATCCGCCACCGCCAGTTGAGTAAGTGCAGGTTTCAAAACCTGATGCGATCCAAGATCCTATTAATCTGCTTGGGCAAGTTCTAAATACAGCTCCAGATATCCCAGAGCATGAACTGTAACAAGCGCTATTAATGTTAGGCAAATAAAAACTTCCATGATTGGATTGGCTTGCAGGACGATTGCCTCCGCCAGAGGTTCCCCCGCCAACATATCCTTGTGATGACATTCCGCCAGCTATGCCCCATATGTTTGAGTCGGCAGTAATTTTAGACGCATCTCGGTAACTTGTTGTGCTGCTATATGGATGAGCAGAAAACAATCCACTCCAACCATTGGTTACTTGGTCTTGGCTTGCGCATCCAAATCTATCCCATTGGAACCTACAAACTCCAGAAAAACCGTCATTCCAAACGCCTTGTGATGCGACGACGTAATAAACAGTTCCAGTAGTTGTCCCCATGTTAATGTAAGTATAACCACCTCGACCAGAACTTCCCCCGCCCCAGACTTCCGCAGAAACTGATGTTGGAGCAATTGTTCCAAATTGATCTGGAATGGCTGTTGGAATAACATAAGATCCAGTTAATCCGGTGTAACTTGCCTCAAATGCAAACTCCCCAACGTAGTTAGATCTAACTTGAGGATTTGATACATTTTCTATACTAGCAAACATTTTAGATCCAGCGACCCACGCCTTAGTAGATGCTTGGCCTTGATAAGTTACTGCGCCGCTAATATCTATACTGTACCAATGCGCATTCGCGCCAAGATTAGATGTGTAAACAGCAGTTGATTGATACTCAGTGCCAGACGATAAAGTGACTGTGATGCCAGCGTAAAATTGATCCCAATTGCCACTGTTTTTTACATATCCAGCCTTGACGGTTTGCCAATCGCCACTGTCTTTAGCATACAAAACATTGACCAACTCCCATTGACCATCTTTTTTAACATATGTTCTAGCCATTATATTTGATACCAAATATCTCCGTCAGATCCCCCAGATGGGGCGCTTGTACTTATTGTTCTCGCACCAAATCCATTTGATCCTGTAGTGTCTGTAATATTTGTTAGCGTTGCTTGCTTTGCATCTAACTGAGTCTGTACCGCAGACGTTACTCCGTCAACAAAATTTAATTCTGCAGATGAGGCTGTTACGCCAGATAATATATTTAGCTCTGACACCGTTGATGTAATCCCATCAAGCGCGTTTAGCTCAGTTGCCGTCGATGTGATCGCAGTTCCGTTAATAGACAGTGCGCTAAAATTACCAGTTGATGCGGTAGTGCCACCAATCACGGCGTTGTCAATTGTTCCCGAGTTGATGTCGATACCAGTAACGGCAGTTGTTCCGTCCAATAAATCATCAAGCGTGTCGAGCGTTATGTTTATTTTATCTCCCCAAGTGTTTTCAGACGCGCCAACCTCTGGCTTAACTAATGCATACGTCGTCGTTGTTGTATCTGCCATCTATACCTCCTGTTAATTAATCTGCTAGCTCTGGTGTGTTGCCCTCAGCCAGCCACTCTAAGTATTCTTTATAGTCTTGATTATTTTCATCAAATATAAAAGATTTTGATGGAACAGCCCCAACAGTCATAACTGCATTGGGTTCCTCTTTATCTGGGTCAGTTCTATAAAGTTTATAATTCATAGTTCGCATCCTGTAAAATAAAGATATCCGCCTGTGTTTTGTGATCGTAAAAAAGTACCTTGCCCAGAACTTAAACCTGAAGAAACACTTCCAGTAACTCTTCCTCCAGAAGTTCCTGCAGCAGAAAAATTTAATGCGGTGCAAGTAATTCCACTTGATGTGGGCCCACCTACATGAAAATTACTATCAGTGCCATGTATAATTCCAGTAGGAGCTACACGAGTTTGCACTTTCCACGGAATAAAAATAAGCCAAGAAGTGCTTCCAGTAGCGTATCCAATACCTATTTGATCGTCAGTACCTGAACCAAACCAAGGCAAGTATCTCTGACACAACTGCAACTCAGTCGTATACGGTCTATGCTCAAACTCAGTAGCTGACTCACCAACCTCTAGTTGGACTCCTGTGATGTACCAAGTGGCGTTAAGAGTAGTAGCTACTGCATTGGTTGCGTGTCCATATGCAAATTTTGAACCTGTCCCATAGGCAAGCCATGCTGACGAAGAATCTGTACTTGTGTAATCTGAGCCAGCACCTAGTATCCAATTTATTTGCAATCCATTACCGTTGTCATTATTAATTACATCTGAGGTATTTCCTATGTATGTAATTGTTTTCTTTTCCCAAGTGTTGGCAGAATTTATTGTGTACGTTTTACTTAACTGTTTTCCAGCGTCACTTTGGAACAAACTAACAGCAAACGTGCCAGTTACAGATGATTTAACCCAAAAAGAAAGCGTTACTGATTTAGCAGAAGATGCGCCATACGCTAAATGTTGTAAATTTTGTGCCTCAATTCTCTGCCTTAAATACAGCAATTCATCAGCATCTACAGTTGTTTCAGCAGTAGTAGTTGTATATTTTAATGAGTTACTAAACCCATCAGGGGCATCTGTATCTTGAACGACACTAAAAGCATGTTGATCGTGATTAGAAGATCTAAAAAGATAAAACCTATCTAATGTATATCCAAGCGCAGTAGTTGTTGCATTTCTCTGGTCAATCTGCATTGCACCGTTAATGACTAAGTTCTTACCAACTAAGTTAGATGAGTTAGGCGTGACTCCATTGATGCTTGTTGTGTTACCAGCATTGGCATCAGTAATTGCATTGACTGCGATTGTACTCATTATGGTAGCTCCGGTACAGGAACATCAGCTAAGAATTGAACAACACCAAGATCAAATGCTTGAGTAACTTGAGCATCTTCTCCAGTAGCTATTGCAATACTATTAGCATTACAGTGAGCAACTAACTTAGCAATAATTTCTTCTTTAGCTATTCTTGCTCTGTTCTTTACAGCGTTGTCAATCCAACCTTGTGCAGACAATGCCGCATATCTTAATGACTTATCTTCTGCGTCTGTTAATGTAACTGTGTAATCTGCCATGTTTTTATCCTACCAATTCAATTATTATCCAATTATATCCACCCAAAGAATCATTAGACATAACACCTAACGTATCATTAGCTGAACAAGTTAATGCCCAATTACCAGAGACGTGCCTGTATCCATCTCCATAGTTGTAAGCGTAATTGCCTGCGCCTGCACCGTTTACATATAACCTTAATCTTGTAGCGTAAAAAACACCGTTTGCACTAGCTGTTATACTCATAGCGTAAGCATGAACTCTGTATATTCCATCAACAGGGCAAGTAAATACTCCTGTAGAAGTGTTGTAATGACTTCCGTTGTTTACATACGACCCATTACATATTATTAAGTAATCGGTAGATCCTCCTGTCGCTCCAGTATTACTTCCTGATTGATATCCAGAAAATAAAGGCTGATTTGGTTTAGTTACAATACCATTAGAATCTACATTTAATGCAGTTCCGCTTGTGTAATTTGAAGTAATACCATTAATAGTAATATCATCACCAGTAACTAAAGTTCCATCAGTATCAGGTAAAGTTAAAGTTCTATTATTGTTGCTATTAGGGGCAGCAATGGTAAAGTCACCTGTCCCACTAGCGTGTCCCTGAATAACAACTTTACTCATTACATACTCTCCACAACAGTTTTAAGTGCGTCTACATCCGCAGCAGCATCGATGTCAGTCTGAACTGTTTCGTACTTAGTTCTAATAGCAGCTCTAGCAGCCTCAGCAGCGTCAGCATCAGCACCGGGGATCTGCTTGGCTATGATGTCATCATGTGGCTTAAACTCTTCCTCACGACTCGCTCTACGCATCTCATGTGCAATAGTCTTTGCTTTAGTTAAGTTTGTTACAATTGGCATTATGAATACTCCCAAGCATTTCTAAAAGTTCTATCGCTAGGCACATCAGTTACATCTACAATCTGATACGCTACACCAGTAGGTACATCCTTCTCTGCGATTTGTTCTATTGTTAATCCACTATTAGGAGCAGGTACTATGACTGCAACTCCTCCGTCATCTGTGGGATATATAATTCTTTTATCCATTATTGCTCCTTATCTAAAAACTGCTAATTGATTTACGGTAACATCGGCTAAGGAAGTAGTAGAATCTGGATAAGTATTAAAGTATGCTTTACTTACTGTTCCAGCATTAGCTACTGCTGAACGATTATAGTTGTTACTACCACCAAGAGTTGTATTTAAATTAACTCCTGTTACGCAAACATAATTAATATCTGAAAATGCGTTTGTAAAATTAACTTCATAACGACCAACAGCCACATCAGTAATACTACTTACATTAAACGATTTTCTAATAGCAACTGTCCCAGTACCATCAAAGTTAACCCAAGCCTTTGCAGATCCGTTAATCACATTAGTGACCGCAGTAGACTCTGTGTCTAACTCGTCAGCTATTGTTGTTGTCTTTACTTTTCCTGTTTTAAGTGTACTCATTTGATTTACCTAAAGACGGCTACTGCGATGTATTCACAATCTTCTAATGTAGTAGTGTCTGCTCTGTTTGTTTTTAATCTAATAGAACTTGTACTTGGAGCAGCCGAATCTCCCGTAGTAGCTATCCTATTAAATGAACCAGTAAAGTTTTTAGAAGCATTAGCAACTGCTGCATAATTTGTATCTGGCATTGAATTAGTAAAATTTACAGAATAACTACCAGTACCGTGATCCGTAATACTAGTTACATTCCCAGATTCTCTAATCATATTACCTGCTGTTTGTGTGCCATCAAAGTTAACCCACGCCTTGCAGGTATAGACTTCTACGTTGCCAGTGGTCTTAATTGTGTCTACCTTAACTGTACTCATGGCTTAGGATTCTCCGTCTTAACAGCAGCAATAGCATCCTTCCAAGTAGTTGTACCATTCACACTATCCCAATACTGCATATCTAACTGTTCTTGGATTGATGGATAAGCAGTTGCTCTGTCTCTTGCATACTGCTTGGCATCGTACTCAGCTTGTAATCTAATAACTTCAGCATCTATTTCTGCGTCAGTTGGTTGTGTTTGCTCTGCGTCTAACCACTCAAGCTTATCACCACGCAATGCCCATTGTGCGTCAGGACGTAAAGATACAAGTGCATCTGATTTGTCAGCAACTCCATCTAAGTTAATCATTGTGCGATCTCCGTAGCTGATAGATAAACTGCATTTGGATAAACTGCGCTTGTTTGAGAACCAACAATAACCTCCCCAGATGCAGTTCTTGTAAAAATATTATAAGTAACCGCAGAAGTTGTGTTCGGAGAATCAAATACAAAAAAACCTGCATTTTGCCAGTATGTTGTGGTGTATGCGATCGGGCCTGTAAAACCGTTTGTAGCGTCACCACTTAAACTTGTTGTTGCGTCCCTATAAATATCTAAATAAACATAATGACTAGTAGCATAAATTGTTGCAGAAAAATCTATTCTAATTTTACTGTTTGCAAATTTAGGCGTGATTGATACGGAGAAACCAGTATTAGTAAACGCTGTAACGGTAGCTTGATATCTAGCAACTGCTGCAGTAGAGTTTACGACTTGTATTATCTTGCCTTGATTATCAACACCAGCAGTGTTAGCAATCGTGTCAACTCTTAACGTACTCATAAGATCACCCAGTTCCCACCGCTTGTCACAGTCACTGTAACGCCAGTGCTAATCTCTATGTCACCAATGCTTGCAGCGTTCTTAGTTGCAGCAATAGTGTAGTCAGCGTCAATGCTTTGTTCGTTCTCTATAAAGTTAGGAATTTGTATGCCTGTAGTTCCATTAATTACAACTGCCATATATTCACCTATGCGGCTAATTTAGTCCAAATTTCTGAGTTTGTAGATTGCTTTGACCATGTCTCTGCATTTGCAGTTTGTTTAGTCCAAGACTCTACATTGATTACTGAATCTTCCCATTTCTTTCTTGCTGATGCGGTAATTGCAGATGCCCCATTAATCAAGGCTGATCCAAACTTTATTGCATTCCCATTTGCGCTAACAGTAGAAACAACGTTAATTGTTGCACTTGCAGCAACTATAGTAACTGCGTTAGCATTTATATTTGATACGGCAGAAACAAGAGCAAACCCAGATTGGACTCTGTTAGCTGTAGCGGTAACAGTAGACGTTGCAGCTATTGTTGCCGTGTTATCACGATCTCGGATGTATACAATCGATGTAACCGAGGCCCCGGCAGATAAAGAGTCAGACTCGCGAACTCTTGTGCCGCTCGATGTTACTGTCGCCGTACTTGCAATAGCAGATGCCGCATCAATAACGATTCCTGCACTTGCGGTGACGCTCGAGGCAGTAGTTACCGTTGCTGCGGCGTCGACAAAGTTAATTGCGCCTTCAGCAGAAAACGGTTGTTCACTAAATGCGTTTATGCCAAACAATTAAACAACTTTCCAGCTAGATCCTGACGGCACAGTGACGCTAACGCCAGAATTTACGGTTAATGGGCCAGCGGATATTGCGTTGTTTCCACTGGTGATCGTGTAGTTTGATGCAATCGTGTGCGTATGCTCAAATATGGCGCCAGAGATAATGCCACCAACAGACGTTAAGTCTGCCGGAACGTTTACATCATCGTTTGAATCGGCATATATTGATTTTTCGGCAGGATAAGTAACAAATACATCTTTTGTTCCAGATCCAAGATTTAACGCACTGCCAGAATTCGATGACTCTAGTATCGTTGTGCGACTTAACGTTGTGCCAGAGGCCGTGTAAGTACCTAATCCAACTTCGTAGTCGTTGCCTGACACAATCGCATAGTACGTCGTATTGCCATCTCCAACAGCGGCAAAAGACTGAAAGCCGTCTGCGGCCCCAGCAAGCGTTAACGTGCCTGTCCCAGTCGTTGTACTTGTTTCCTTGACTCGATCCTTTACAACTAGAGCCATATCAGTCCTTAATCAAGCGTTATGTCTAAATCTCCGGCTGGGACACGAAACACGTCGCCAGATTCAATTGCTTTTGATGCAGATAAAGCTGCATAACAAAGTAAGTTGCCGGAACTTGATGCGTCAAACACGCCAACATGAGTCACTGTGCCATAGCTGCCAGTAGCAGTTGGAAACTCAATAGAGGCAGAATTTGTTGCTTCGTTACCAGATACAGTAAATGCGGCAGTTTGCCTAAGATATCCTGATCCAGATACCTCTGTGCCGCCGCCAGCCTCGCCGGGCGCACTAGTAAACAACGCCAAATATAACGTTGACGGTGCAGTGTAAGCGCTGTTTGTAAAGACGTGATCTAACAGCTCAGTCTCTAAATAATTTGAAAAGCTCATCCTAGTCCTCTCACTTTAAGTTTTAATCCAGATCCAGACATTCTGGATCGGTCTGATGATTCGTTTAGCCTTGCAACTGCTGCCGCATACAACTGCGCCCAAACTGTGATCCGTGTATCTTCCTGCAAGTATGGCGCAGAATGCATCAACGATCCATATAAATATACATCTGGCGAGTCATCCAATAGCCAGTTATCACTGTTTGACGCTAAATCAGGCACTTTGGCAAAGTACAACAGCTCAAGCGTATAATCTGCGTCTGGCGTCGGATAGAAGTTAAACTGCCCATCTGCGTGAGTGTAATACTCAGGCCGACCGGTCACATCTTCAGCGCCAGCACGTTTATCTGCCATAGCGTCTCGAGATATTAAATTAACAACGGTTGTTCCAGTGCCTTGTATGCTGACTCG